TGGCAACATCTTGACGTTCGGCTCTAACATCGACCTCTACAACGTGAGGAATTTCAACGACTGGCTCCACCAGTTTTTCGACCTTGACGGGGTCGGGCTCATCAATCTCGATCTGAGACACAATACTATCGATATCAAGCTCGATCGGTAGTTCTATGACTCTCTCTCTCTTGAGGTGTGCATGTTTGCCCCCTGTTGTGATTCTCTCGAACGCACAATCACAAGCCGCGCCAATGGTGCACATGATGTAGCACTCTCTCTTTTGACGCGGGGGGTTGATGGCTGCCTTCTGTTTTTCGGCAATCCTCTTTTGTGCACCTGAGATTGGCATCTTGATAGGATGTGAGTGCTCGTTGATTTTGCACTCGCATCCTATTGCACAGACGTGGACATCCTCGGTGTTGTAGACGTGGGTAGGGTCAACAGGTGCTTGCGGCTCCTTTGACTCCTCCCCATCAACCCCGGGTTGTCGTTTTTGCGGGCACTTATTCGCGATGTGTCCTGTGCCCTGACAGTAGTAACAGAGTCTCTCGCTTCTGTATTTACTGCACATTGCAGTGGTATGCGCACCACCGCAGCTTTTACACACTGGTGCTCGTCCGCAGTGTATAGCTATGTGCCCGGTCTCCCCGCAGTTGGAGCAAAGTAACGATACTTCGCCTGCAGTCCTTCCGAGCCCCTCGCCAACCTCGCCACTCTTCTTAGCCTTTGAAGGTGGTTTATTGACACTCACGTCTTCAGGTGCGCCCTTCGCTTCAGCAGTCCGTTGCCCTTTACTCTGACTACTGATGCGGCTCTTCAGCGCTACCTTACCCTTTGGGACGGGTTCTCCCTTTTCGTGTTTGTTGCTTGCCAGGCGTCGCGTGTGTGATGAACCAGATTCACGGTCTCCAACCGCATGTTTAATATTCATCTTATTTTAAAAAGCCCAAAAGGGCGGGTTAATACTAATAATATGTGTGAGGTGTACACCATTCTAGTTATAGACAGTACTACAGGCTGGGTTTGTGATCCAAATAACTAATTGGCACGTCCACGCGATAGCGTGCCAAAGTAATCTGATGCCGTTTGTTCGGTACTCGGAGCTTATAGCTCTTCCCTTGCAAATGCATCAAGAAATGAGAGAAATATCTAGACCCGGCGTGCTTACGCGGAGTGGGCACTCGGCGCATCACAGTTCTGATATTCTTCTACCACGGGCCTCTGTTGGGGTCATGGCCGCTCGTTAAAGCGTAGTCATTGGGTACAGCAGCTGTAATCTTGATCTAGAA